GGTATTTCTGACCCCGACTTTTTTCTAGCGTCAGATGTAAAAAACAGGAGTTCTATTCTATGAAAGTAAAAACGGTGGCAATCAGTGAGGTTATACCTTACGCACGAAACCCGCGCAAAAACGCGGACGCAATAGCAAAGGTGGCTGGGAGTTTGAACGAATATGGCTGGCAACAGCCTATCGTTGTCGGCAAGGATATGGTCGTCATCGCCGGCCACACCAGATTAGAAGCGGCACGCACGTTAGGCATGGAAAAAGTCCCGGTGCAGATAGCCGAGGACTTGACCGACGCACAGGTCAAGGCATACCGCATAGCAGACAACCGGGTGAGCCAAGAGGCCGAGTGGGATATCGACTTGCTCAAGATTGAACTAGCCGACCTCGATGGCTTAGATTTTGATTTACTCCTTACAGGCTTCGATGAGGACGAGTTAAGCGGAATGCTGATGGAGGCTGTAGAGGAGGGGCTGACGGACGAGGACGCAGCACCCGAACCGCCAGCCGACCCCTTGTCAGTTCGCGGCGATGTCTGGCAGCTTGGAAGTCACCGCGTTATGTGTGGTGATAGCACCAGCGTTGACGACTTTGAAAAACTTATGGACGGGCAGAAGTCCGACATGATTTTTACCGACCCGCCCTATGGCATGAGTTACGGCGGTGGTCGCGCAGCCGGCAGCAGCCCTAAAGGCGCAAAAGTAAAGGCGCACGGCATGATTAAAAACGATGACTTGCAGGGCGATAGCCTTGTTCAGCTTGTCGCGGACGCTGTTTATAACAGCCTGTCTTTTACAAAGGAGGGTGCAGCCCTTTACTCCTGCCTAACATGGCGCACTTACTCCGAATTTGAGACGGCTCTTAACGAGATGGACAAAGAGGTTAAGGCTTGCATCGTATGGGATAAAAAATCTATCGGTCTAGGTCAGGCAAACTATCGACCCCAGCACGAGTTTATCTTTTACTGCGGTGGTCAGTGGTATGGCGACAAAAAGCAGTCGGACGTTTGGTATCTGTCGCGTGGCAACACCTCCGAGTATGTTCACCCGACTCAGAAGCCGGTCGAGCTTATAGAGATAGCGTTAGAGAACAGCAGCAAGGCCGGCGACATTGTAATTGATTGCTTTGGTGGCTCTGGTTCCACGCTTATAGCTTGCGAGAAACAAGCACGCGGCGCACGCCTTATGGAGTTAGATGAAAAATACTCCGATGCAATCGTGCTGCGCTGGCAGGACTTTACCGGCAAAGACGCTATCCACGCCGAGACCGGCAAGACCTATAACGAGATGAAGGCGGCAAAAGATGGCGGCAGCGAATAACACAGTCCCGCTTGCCACAGTTGCCAAGCTGCTTGACCTAACAGAGCGGCGCGTCAACCAGCTAGCGAAAGATGGCGTGCTGCCCAAGACGGCGCGTGGACGGTATGAACTAGTGCCGGTCGTGCGTGCCTATATCGCTTACCTGCGGCAGAAGGCTGTAAACAGCGATGTCGGCAAAGACGATTGGGGAACGCAGCGCACTCGTTTAACAAAGCTAAAAGCCGACATGGCTGAAATGGAGAAACGGCAGATGGAGGATAATCTTATACCGGCGGACGATGTGTCTGACGCTTGGGAGGCTATGGTTTCCAACATGAAGGCCAAGATGCTATCGTTACCATCTAAGGTGGCCACCGCAGTTTTCGTTGCAGAAGATGTTAGCGAAGCAAAGCGGATTATTAAGGAGCAGGTGAATGAAGCCCTCGCAGAACTCGCGGCAATCGAAGTCAAAACGGCTAACCCTATCAGGTCGACCAGCACTGGGGACGATAGCGACCAAGACGCTAAAGCTACTCGACCCGCCGCCAGAGCTAAAGGTAAGTGATTGGGCGGACGGCTATCGTAAGCTGTCGCCTGAAGCTAGTGCCGAGGCCGGTCAGTGGGTAACTGAGCGTGCTGAATACCAGCGCGGCATCATGGACGCGTTATCGGACGAGCGTATCGACACGGTGGTCGTTATGTCATCGGCGCAGGTTGGTAAAACTGAAATTATTCTAAACATGATAGGATATCACGCTAGTTACGACCCGTGTCCAATTTTATGCGTGCAGCCGACCCTAGACCAAGCCGCGACATTTTCTAAAGACCGCATCGCGCCGATGTTTAGGGATACGCCTATTCTAAAAGATAAGGTGAAAGACCCACGCAGCCGCGACGCTAAAAATACGACCTACCACAAAGCCTTTGAGGGCGGCCACTTAACGCTTGTCGGCAGTAACGCCAGTTCTGGGCTAGCCAGCCGACCTATACGCCTGGTGCTGTTTGATGAGGTTGACCGCTATTCACAGACTGCGGAAGGCGACCCGATTGAACTGGCGAAAAAACGTGCGGCAACATTCTGGAATAGGAAATTTGTAATGGTCAGCACCCCGACCGTAAAAGGTCACTCGCGGATTGAAGCAGAGTTTGAAAAATCAGACAAACGGGAATATCATGTGCCATGTGCCGACTGTGGCCACTCTCAGGTTATGAAATGGTCTAATGTTCACTGGGAACAAGACCAGCCCGAAACAGCGCATTATATATGCGAGGAGTGCGGTTCGGCTTGGGATGATGCGGCTCGTTTCCGAGCAATACGCAGGGGACAATGGCTAGCCACCGAGCCATTGGTCGGAGTGGCGGGATTCCGACTTTCTGGTTTATGTTCGCCGTGGTCTAACCTCGAAGAAATGGTGCGCGAGTTTCTTAACGCTAAAAAGCTGCCAGAGACGCTGCGCGTTTTTGTGAACGTGACGCTGGGCGAAACGTGGGAAGAAGAAGGCGACGGCCTAGCCGATTTTGAAATAGCTACGCACCGGGAGGAGTATGGCGACAAGCTGCCGGAAGAGGTCGTGTGTTTGACGGCGGGGGCGGATACACAAGATGACCGGCTCGAGGTCGAGATTCTCGGACACGCCAAAGACTCTGAAACTTTTTCAGTGGCCTATCACGTTTTATACGGCGACCCTGCTGGCGGTGATGTGTGGGCGCAGCTAGACGAATTGCTTGAGCAGACTTACGAGACTCACGACGGGCGCGAGTTAAAAGTTATCTCGACTGCAGTTGACTCCGGCGGTCACCACACCCAAGCCGTTTATAAATACTGCAAGCCACGACTAGGCAAACGCGTGTTTGCTATTAAGGGTGTCGGCGGCGAGGCTAAACCTATGGTCGGACGGCCTAGCACAAACAACCATATTAAGTGCAAGCTGTTCCCAGTCGGGGTCGATACGATTAAAGAGATGGTCTACGCCCATCTAAGAATTAAAGAGCAGGGTGCTGGTTATTGTCACTTCCCCGCAAGCTATCCCGACGAGTATTTCAAGCAGCTAACGGCTGAAAAGGTGATTAAGAAATACCACAAAGGCTTTTACAAGCGCGAGTGGATTAAAACGCGTCCGAGGAACGAGGCACTCGATTGCCGCGTATATGCTTGGGCGGCCTTGTCTATTATCAACGTCAATGTTAATATCATGGCGCAGAGGTCTAAAAAGGCATCGGCAAATGGCGATAACGAAAGTGAATCGAAACCGCAACGCCGCAAGCGTTACCCGCAAAGGCAAGGCGGTTTTGTAAATGGATGGCGTTGATGGCACGCAAAAATAGTATTGCAGAACCACGCGTCACGCTAAAGGTTCGCAGACGGGGTCGCCACGCAAAGCGTGTAAAAGCGCGGCACAGAAAACAGACGTTCTATACGCAAGGGGCTTGCCGTGGCTAATTTATTTGATAGTGCAAACGCACCCGTCGGAGTCCCGACCGAGGTGGTGATTGGCGACTTCATCCAGTTTAAGATTACACAGTTCTCATCTGATTATGATAATACGCTATTCACGATGCGCTTTGTCGCCCGTATCTCTACCGGCGGCAGCAGTGAAATCAAGGTTGACGCAACCGCACTCGAAGACGACTATCTTTTCACCATCGCCAGCGCAACCTCTGCGGCTTTTACGGTCGGGGAATATCACTATCAGCTAGAAATTGAGCGCAACAGCGACAACGAGCGCGTCGTTGTCGACCGTGGGCAAATAACCGTGTCAACTGATTTCGATGATAATGTTGACCCGCGCCACCATGCAGAAATTATGCTCGACAAGATTGAAAGTATTCTGGAGGGCAAGGCTGATAGCGATGTTTCAAGCTACAGCATCAATGGCCGCTCACTTTCTAAGTTCTCGCCAGATGAATTAGTGCAGTGGCGTGATTATTATAAACGCGAGGTGGGGTTAATTAAGCGCAAGGAAGCTATTAAGCACGGGCGCAAACCAAAATCCACCATTCTGGGAAGGTTCTAAACGATGGCACTTTTTGATTTTCTGCGCCCTAAAGACGAGCCGGCAACGCAACGCGAAAGACGCGGCATCCGCAAGTTGGTTCGCAACTATGCAGGCGCAAATCAAGGGCGGCTCTTTGCCGACTTTATCGCGTCCAGCTTTTCTGCTGACAGCGAGTTAAAAACAAACCTTCCCATCTTGCGTGACCGCAGTCGCGACCTTGCTAGGAATAATGAATACGCCAAACGATTTTTGAACCTAATAAAAACAAACGTGGTTGGCGAGAAGGGCTTCTCCATACAGGTTCGCGCCCGTAATAACGACCGCACCCTAGACGCTGCTGGCAACACTATAATCGAAAACGCTTTTGGTGCGTGGGGGCGTATGGGTAACTGCGAAGTGTCAGGCCGCATGTCTTGGCTTGATTGCCAGAGGTTTGTTGCAGAAGGAATGGCGCGAGACGGAGAGGTGTTTGTCAAAAAAATTCGAAACCGTAACTTTCGTGATGGGTTCACACTGCAGTTCCTAGAGTCCGACCTCGTTGACCACAACAAAAATGGTCGCAATGAAAGTAATAACAACGAGATTCGCATGGGTGTTGAGTTGGACAGCTTCCACCGGCCTGTTGCTTATTATGTTTTGACCGACCACCCTAACGATGATTTCACAGGCAAGGTTAAACCGCGAAAGCACACACGTGTTCCCGCAGACCAAATCATTCATATATTTATGCCCAGCCGCACTTACCAAACACGCGGTGAGCCATTTATGGCTCCAGCCATCGCTAGCCTAAAGCACCTAGCCGCATGGCGAGAGGCCTCTGTAGTAGCAGCACGCGCCTCGGCGGCTAAGTTCGGAATCATCACAACACCGAGCGGCGACGAGTTTGTTGGCGACGATGAAACGCAAGACGGCGTTGATATTATTTCCTTCGAGCCGGCCTCTGTGGCACAGCTGCCTGCGGGTCATAACTTTGAGATGATTGACCCCAAGCACCCGACCAGCAACTTCTCAGAGTTTGAGACCGCTATGCTGCGCGGTATCGCCTCCGGGTTGAACGTCGCCTATACCGCCTTGTCCAATGACTTGACGGGTGTTTCATACTCCTCTATCCGTCAAGGTGCTATTGAGGAGCGCGACCATTATAAGATGCTGCAATCATTTCTGGTTCAGCATTTTTGTGAGCCTGTGTTCCGTGCTTGGCTTGATAGCGCGTTAGACTTTGGCAACGTGCCTATCCCGCTAAATAAATATGACAAGTTCGCTGACAATGCGATGTTCCGTGGTCGTGGTTTTGCTTGGGTTGACCCGATGAAAGAAATCAACGCAGCCGTCACCGCAATCAACAATGGCCTGATGAGTATGAACGATGTCGCCGCCAACTATGGTCGTGATGTTGAGGAACTATTTGCCCAAATCTCAAGCGACAAAGAGATGGCGGAGCGTTACGGCCTCAAGATGGCCTTTGAGCCATTCGGCATGAAGATGCCAGCCGAGCCTGATATAGACGGAGGCAATGACGATGGCGACGTATAAACCCACTGAGGGAATGAAAGAAGAAGCGCGTCGCGGTCTAGATTGGCGTAAGGAACATGGCCGTGGAGGAACTGCGGTTGGCGTGGCGCGTGCGCGTGATATCGTAAATGGCCGTGAGCTTTCCGAGCGCACTGTAAAAAGAATGTTTTCATTCTTCTCGCGTCACGAGGTCGACAAAAAAGGTCAAGGCTTTGATGTTGGTGAGGACGGGTATCCAAGTGCCGGAAGAATTGCGTGGGCTTTGTGGGGAGGAAATTCCGGCTTCACTTGGTCGCGTGCTATTACAGAGCGTCTTAAAAATGATGAAGAACGCGCAGCACCCGACGCACTTGAGGTTGGTGACTTTGTAAGCTGGAACAGTTCTGGTGGCCGTGCGCGTGGTGAGATTATACGCGTCGAGCGCGATGGAACTATTAACGTGCCAGATAGTGATTTCTCTATTACTGGAACGCCAGACGACCCAGCCGCATTGATTGTTTTATACCGTGGCGGTGAGGAGACCGACCGCAGGGTCGCCCATAAGTTTTCTGCCCTGCGCCGTATCGACGATATACGCGGCGACCAGGAGGGATTGAAACCCGAAGAGGAAGAGCGTATGATTGACGCTGATGTCTCAACTGAGGACGAAGATATGACCCAAGAAATTGACCAACGCCATATCCAGAGCATTGAAGAAACCGAGGACGCTTACATCGTGACCTTTGGTAAATCTATGCCAGAGCGCGGCGATGAAGAAAAAGAAGAAGATATGCAGGTTGAGCGGTTCGACCGCACTGAAATGGAAAAACGCTTTTACGACACAGAAGACGAAGAGCGTTATATCGACGAGGAATCTCGCATGGTGCGCGTTGGCGTATCTAGCGAACAACCTGTCGAGCGTTCTTTTGGCATGGAAGTTATCGACCATACAAAAGAAAGCATGAACCTAGAATTTCTGAACTCTGGACGCGCTCCGTTATTGGTCGGGCATGATATGAACGACCAAGTGGGTGTTGTCGAGAGGGTTGAGTTGGATGAGGAGGCACGCCGTCTGCGTGCTGTTGTTCGGTTCGGGAAGAGCCAACGAGCCTCTGAAATCTTTGACGATGTTCGCGACGGTATTCGTATGAACATTTCAGTCGGCTATCGTATTGATGGCAAAGTAGAGCGTGAGGGTGACCCAGATAATTACGTCCGCGTCGCCACCACGCCTATGGAAATTTCTCTCGTTCCCGTGCCGGCAGACTCGTCACAGTCTGTAGGGGTGGGTCGGTCAGTTTCCGAACCTTTAACTGAAACCCCTTCTGACGTGGAGATTAAAATGTCTGAAGAAATTAAAAATGAAGGTGTCAACCTTGACGCAGTAAAGGCCGAAGCTGTCCGCACTGCACGCAAGAACGACTCCGAAATCTTGGCACTGGCTGCCAAGCACAACAAACGCGACCTCGGTGAGGCCGCTATCCGTGAAGGTCAATCTGTAGACCAGTTCCGTGGTCAACTGCTTGACGTTATCGGTGACGACAAACCTCTCGAAACCCCTGCCTCAGTTGTAGACGCGCCGGTCAAAGAACGCCGCGAATACTCTCTGGCTAACATGCTTCGCGCCCAAGCCACTGGCGACTGGTCAGAAGCTGGTCTCGAGCGTGAAGTTGACCAAGAAATCACCAAAAACGTTGGTCGCTCTGCTGAAGGCACATACATTCCTGACTTCATTTGGAGCCAGCGTGCAGGTGCATTGGCAACCGGCGCAACTGGTGCTGTTGGCGACGAGAACGATTTCTCGAACTTTGTCCCGACTGTTCACCGTGGTGACCTGTTCATTGAAGCCCTTCGCGCCCAGCAAGTTCTGGGTGGCCTCGGCACGACTTACCTGTCTGGCTTGACGAACCGCATCAGCGTTCCGAAAATGTCAGCCGGTGCAAACGTCGGCTTTGTTGAGGAACTGGGTGACGTAGCAGACCAAAGCGGCACGGACGCAGCTATGACGCTCCAGCCCCGCACTTTGGGCGGCTATGTAGATATCTCTCGCTTGATGCTGATGGAAGCAGTTCCGGCAATCGAGCAGGTTATCCGCAATGACCTGATGGCTTCTATGGCTGACAAAATCGAGTATTACGCAATCAACGGCTCTGGCGCATCTGGCCAACCGACCGGTCTGCTTAATACTGCTGGCATCAACAACCTTGACATCTCGTCTGGCACAGACGTTGACGCTCTGACTTGGAGCGACATCATCGCACTGGTCAAGCTGGTCGAGGAAGACAACGGCGTAGTGAACGCCGGTGCTGCTGGCTTCTTGTCTCACCCTGCCGTTAAAGCGAAACTGGCCTCAACCGCCAAAGTTTCGTCCACCGACAGCGTGATGATTTTGAATGACCCGTGGAATAACCTTTATGGTTATCCTGTTGCCTTCTCAAGCAACGTCCCGACGACGCTTGACCCGGGTGATGGCGGCAACGACGCATCGGCAGTTGTGTTTGGCGACTTTAGCCAACTCGTAATTGCTAGCTTTGGCGCACCGTCAATTCTGGTTGACAACTTCAGCAACAGCTTGGCCGGCTCTAGCCGTCTCGTGCTGCACACTGAAATTGACACCGGTGTTCGTAATGCCGTTAGCTTCGCCAAGACCGATGAGGTCAGCGTAGCTTAATTGCTAACTTGGAAGTGGCGGGGCGCAAGCCCCGTCACGACCTTTCTTTTATGAGGTGGGATTATGAAAATTAAGATTTTACAAAAATGTTTTATCGGCTCTGGCGGCAACCTTATGGCCGGCGAGGAGCATGAAATTGAAGAGCGTATTGCTGAAAAGCTAATTGCGCGTGGTTTTGCAGAAGCTGCAGACAAGAAAAAAACTGCACCAAAGAAAAAGAAAACGACCCGTGCGGTTGAAACACTCGAAACACCAGAGGATGTTGACCTCGCCCCGAGTGAAGACTAATGGCTGTCGAAACCGCCACAGAATGGGCTATCTTTTTTGATGCCGATGACTTTGGCGTGACTGCGTCTTATACGCCGTCCGGCGGCTCTGCCTCGAATGTAAAAGGCATATTTGATAACGAGTTTTTTGAAGCCGGACTCGGTGAGGTTGGTGTTGCTATTCAGCAGCCGCGTTTTGTGTGCCGCACCTCAGATATCTCTGCGGCTGCAGAAGGTGACTCGATTACTATCAACTCTGTCGCTTACACTATTCGCGTCGTTCAGCCTGATGGAACTGGCGTAACCACGCTGGTGCTAGAGGAAGACTAATGGCACACGTTAGGAAGAACATACGCGATAACATAACAACGACGCTGACCGGGCTAACTACAACCGGCAGCAAAGTGTTTCAGACGCGGCTATTTCCGCTAGGCGAGGCAAAGCTTCCTGCGCTTTGCATATATACAAAAAACGAGGGCAGCGATTACGCGACGGTGACAACGCCGCGCACGCAAATTCGCTCCCTAGAGGTAATCGTTGAGGCGTATGTCAAAGGCACAAGTGCTGTTGACGATACGCTCGACACGATAGCTGTTGAGGTAGAGGAAGCCCTTTACACCGACCTGACACGCGGCGGTTATGCCAAAGACACTCAGGTTACGGAGTTTGAGGCCGACTATACCGCAGACGGCGAACAATCTGTTGGCATGGGGCGATTTACCATTGCAATCACTTATGCTACAGTCGAAAACGATATTGAGACTGCCGCTTAATATCTTATTTTGTTTGCAAACTTGGAGATTGAAAAATGGCAACACATACTGGTTCAGAAGGAACTGTTAAAATCACGCCGAGCGGCGGTTCAGCAACCGCAGTCGGTGAAGTCCGAAGCTACACGATTGAATCGTCAGCCGAGGTTATCGAGGACACCACGATGGGCAACGCAGACCGCACTTACAAAGCTGGTCTCAAAACCTTTACTGGCTCTCTTGAGGTCTTCTTTGACGAAACTGACACAGCGCAGGCTGCGTTAGATGCTGGTGCGGAAGTTACTTTTGCGGTGTTCCCAGAAGGCGACACAAGCGGTGACACCTATTACACCGGCACAGCTATCCTGACGGGTCGCACAATCACTGCCAGCTTTGACGGTATGGTAGAGATGGCTCTGACGGTTCAAGGCACAGGCGCACTGTCCGAAACAACCGTATAATCTAACAGACAGGGGGTGGCACTATGTCTAAAATTGGCGACCAAATACGGTCAAACACTGAACTCGAGCGCACCAAAATCTCCGTTGAGGAGTGGGGTCAAGATGGAGAGCCACTGGTTCTTTTCTCGACACCGCTTCTCGCCGGGGAGTTTTCGCGTTTGCAGAAAAAACACAAAGACTTCATCAACAACCCGTCGGTCGATGGTTTGGTTGACTTAATTATTATGAAGGCGCAGGACGCAGAGGGTGAAAAAGTCTTTGACATTGAAGACCGCCCCATACTCCTGCGGCAGCCGATTGGTGTCGTGACTTCTGTTGCGACAGCACTGATGGGCAATCTCTTTGATTTGGATGAGACGGCAAAAAACTAAAGGCCGACCCGTTCAGAATGACACTGATAGGTCTAGCGGGTCGGCTTAATAAAACCATCGCAGAGATTGAAAACATCAGTTACAATGAGGTCGTGGAGTGGATTGCTTTTTACGAGATAACTGATGGCGCAGGAAAGACTTAATATTCTCATCGGAGCGAAAGACACCGCAACAGGTGTTTTTCGTAAGTTCCAAAGAACCCTCGGCGGAGTAGCTAAGGGGATTCTTAACTTTAAGACTGCGCTGGTTGGAACTGCCGGCATCGCCGGTATTGGTCTGCTGGTTAAAAACTCACTCGAAGCAACCGACCGGATTTCAAAACTTTCGCGCACTATCGGCCTCTCAGTTCAAGAACTGCAAGGGCTAAAGTTTGCTGGTGAGATTGCCGGCGTAGAGCTTGAAACGCTAGGCAAGGGTGTTCGCAACCTCTCTCGCGTAACTAACGACTTTGCAGTTCGCGGCCTTACGACCAGCAAAGAGGCATTTGATAAGCTCGGCATCAGCATCAAAGACATACGCGACTTGAGTGGCGACCAGCTTGGCTTGTTTGAATTAGTTGGCGACCGGCTTGGGCAGCTAGAGAATGGATTTGAAAAAACAGCCATCGCGCAGCAATTTTTTGGAGGTCGCGCCAGTGAGGTTATCCGGGTTCTAGAAAGCGGTAAGGGCAGTTTTGCTGACTTGCGAAAAGAGGCCGGCAGTCTTGGCTTGGTTTTAAGCACCGACGCAGCAAGGGGCGTAGAACAAGCAAACGACGCTTTTCTGAGGCTTCGTCGTTTGTTTACGGGTATCGTTACCCAGCTTACAGCAGCCCTCGCACCGGCCTTGCAAACGCTTGCAGATACCCTGCAGAACAAAGTCAAAGGTGCGATTGATGATAGCGGCGGCAGCGTTGCAGAGTTTGGACGCAGCATTGCTGGCGCGTTCCTTGACGGCATAAAAAGAGCTTTGGTTGGATTGCAGATTTTAGGCAATCAGGTCAGCTTATTTATATCTGGCCTGACGCGGGGCGCAGTCGAGCTTGGAACTATAGACCTCTCTGCCCCCGTCACCAAAATTGTTGAACTGCAGGACGCTATAAAGGCAGGCACTAAAGGTGTGAAAGATTCAGTCTCTGCCAGCGCAGAAGATGCAAATGCTGAGATTGAAGAAGTCATAAGCATGAGCGATAGGCTTAAAGAGGCTTTCCGAGAAAACTTTGGCTTTCTAGAGCAGACGGTCGAAAGCAGCTTGCAGAAAAACATCACGGATATGTTCAATGGAACCAAATCCACGATGGAAAGTTTTAGAGATTTTACTCGCACAATCATAAACGCAATTATACAAGAGTTTATTAAGTTGCAGGTCGTTCAGCCAATAATCTCTGGACTGTTCGGCGGCGGCACAGCCACCCCAGCACCAGCAGTGCCGGCATCGGGCGCGGCTATTGGTGGCTCAGTGCAGCGCGGAGTGCCGCGTATGGTTGGTGAGCGTGGTGCTGAAATGTTTGTTCCAGCGTCCTCTGGCAGCATTATACCTAACGAAGACCTACAAGCTGGCGGCACAACCGTCGTGCAAAACATCAATATTTCCACTGGGGTATCTCAGACTGTTCGCGCTGAGATTGCACAACTTATGCCGCAAATCGCTAACTCAGCCAAAGCTGCTGTGCTGGACGCGAAACAGCGCGGCGGCTCATTTAGCAAGGCTTTCTGATGGCATACTCTTACCCACTAACACTGCCGACAGTCACTGGCATCCGCTCAATCAATCTCCGAGCGCGTAATGTCGTTGGCATATCTCAATCGCCATTTACGCTAA